CTGAAGAGCCTGAAGCGTAGGTGCGGCAACAGCTTCAGTGTAGGGATTTTGATAATAACCAATCTGACCTTGCGTCAGGGGGCCAATGTCTTTGGCACCGGACAAGGTTAGCCCAGTAGCCGCGCCAAAGTAGGGTTGGGCCTGATTAGCGGCAGCATTAGTTCCTTGGATGCCAGCAGTTTGCGTGGGGGTCAGGGGAGCAACAAACTCACCGCCATATTGCTGAAATGGCTGTTTAGCAGTGTCTTCAGCTCTGGCATTGACAGCGTTGTACCGCGCCAAAACTTCCGGCGGGATAGATACTGATTGTGTGGTAGTACCACCTTTTCCGCCGCCGCCAAAATATTCATTGATAACGCCCGGAGGGAGCTGCCTGAAGACAAAAACATTACTCATGTGGCAACACTCCACCGTTTCATCTTGTCTACTCCGCAGCCACTCGTTGAGTGCCAGTTCGCGCATTATATAGGAAGAACGCGCCACTTGGCTTGCCAAATTGACGCTCGTACAAGCGCACCTTAGCCTCCGTGCGATGGTTCGATAGAACGCCAATAATCAAGGGGATTCCAAGTTCATCGGCAGTTCTCTTCGAAAACTCACACAAGCGCCGTGCTCGCCCCCCTTTTGCACTGCGGTAATCAGGGTGGATGAAGATCGCGCGTTCCTCAAGCACCTGTGCATCTGAATACCACATTGTTCCAACCCTGAGAAGGATAGCACCTTCCAAACCCTTACCTTCGTCTTGGATGATCCCAACGATACCATTCTCAAGATTGAGAGCAGGCCAAATTTCGGCCAACAGCTTTTGCGGGTTAGGGTCAACGAACCCGTTTTCGTCACATGCCTGCATAGCCAGATCCATCATAGGATGAACATCTTCTGGCGTTCCAATTCTTACCCCAAAGTTGTCAAACATAGTCCCCCCTAGTCTTTCTTCGGCCCCGGCAACTTCCGCAGCGTCTGAACGGTTTTGGCCCTCATCATCTTAACGAAGCTATCAAGTTCTCTGTGCCCGAGATCAATGTTCCCGCCGCCAATGCGCGTCACATCCTCCGGGTGAATTACATATTCGCCGCCAGCAGCAACGATGGGAACGGGTGGGCTAATTTGCCCACCCTCTGCCCTACCCGGCAACCCCAATTGAGCATCCATGCCCGGAGCACCCTTCATGCCGGGAACAGGCGTGAAGATCGTGTTGGCGACCTTAAACCCAGCCTCAGTGTTTCCTTCACCCATCGCAGAAATGATGTCTGCTGGGATGACGTAGGAACCGGAATGAACGTGCATAGGAAGATGATCGGTGCGGCCAGCCACAGGGCTGCGAATTGGGCCAACATGGATCTTCTCCATCATGGGCAACGGATTCCCGAAGAAGGATGTACCACCAGTAGCGCGCCGTTTGCGAGACTCGCTAAGAGCAATCGCAATAGCTTGTTTCTGCGGGCGTCCGCTATGGACAAGCTCGCTGATGTTAGAGCTTACTGTCTTTTGCGAGGAACCCTTTTTCAGTGGCATGACTTACCCCGCCGAATAGGTGACATTGATGGACTGCCCTGTTCCCGGAACAATAACCAACCCGTTCGTGAAGACTTGCCCCGCCGGGTATATGCCGACAGTTGCGGGCGTTGCGCAGAGGGCGTTAGCCGCAGCGGCAGAGGCTGTGGCGTTGGCGTTGTTGATTGTGCCTGCGGCTGAACCAGCCACGAGAACGGCAAAGTTAACCAGATAGCCAGAGCCCGCAATTACGAGAGTTGCGGCTGTTGCGGTCGCGGATGTCTGTGTCCCTTGGCCGCGCTGAGTGGTCCGGGCGACGTTGTTTATGGCAACGACGCCGTTCTTTTGTGTTGTTAACAGATCATCGAGCGATGCGGGCATCAGAATCGTCCATCTTGCTGGATGCGATAGCGGATATTCCCTAATCTCCACCAAGAGCCAATGTCATTGCTCTCAATCTTGATTGAGACCAAGCGGCCACGGAAACGGGGAGTGATGTAGGTTGTAGCCTGTGTCAGCGTGTATGGGCCATAAACCAGCGGGGTCTGGCCGGGGTAGTCAGTCACATAGAAAGTCAGAAGGACGTTAGCGCCCTGCGTCCCACCATAATAGCCCCACTTCATGTCAGGCCAGACCTGATCAATAAACATCTTCACATCGGCTTCGTTCAGAACGAAGTATCCGGTCTGGAAGTAGCTGTCCATCGCCACGCCGTCTGCGTCAGTCGATGTCTCGTGCTGGTAGAGATACTGGTTTAAGCCTGCGCCAATTGGCGCACCCAAAACCGACTCGTTGATCCACGCAGACCGCGCCACATAGGGATTAGACGCAGAGTTAAACCCATAGTCCCACTGGTCCAAAACAAAGTTGTATTTGATGTAGCCGTAGTTCTCGCCACCATTTCCTCTAGTGGGGAAATACCAAGTTACCTCACCGAAACGAGAATTTGGCGCAATACGGATTCTATCAAGATTATCTAAGTCTAAATCTTGGAAGACGACATCCCATACCGGGCAACGAACAGGCTCTACACCGCCACCGGCAAGACGATAAAACTGGCTTGCGCCCATCCAATAAACAATTCCGTTTACCGAACCAGCAGCCTTGCGGCCAATCAAACCGCACCCAGTTCCAAGCTCATTGAACTGATAGACATATGGAAGCCCGACATATTGCATTGCCCAGACGCCAAGATCGGTCCATATCAGACCCTGCTGACCGGCCTGAATGCCCTGAACAATTCGCGACCCCTTTGGAATGCGGTATGAGCCTGCTTGATTTGTGATCGACGCAACCCATTGATCGTAGTTATCGACATCGCACCAACGGATCAACAATGGATCTGCAATGCCTGTAAATGTTGATCCCCACGCGATAATCTGACGCTGGGGCATCGCGACAAAAACGCCCAGATTAACAGGTGGTGCAGCAGCGATGATGCCCGCCACTGCATTTGATGCAGATGGATTCCATGCGTAAACAGGCCCACTGAGCGGGTTGGCAATCAGGGTTGCGCCCCAATTATCTAAGGTCCAATCCGTGGCGTTGATGGGACCCCCGCGGGCACTCGTGCCAGAAATCGTTCCGCCGTATCCATAGAATCCATAGCCACTGATGCCGTACCCAATTCCGGGCGGCAACGGGCCAACGCCATTGTAATAAACAAACTGAACTTGACCGCCATTTTCCGATGCGGAAACGCTTGTGACGGGGATTGATGTGGCATTGATTACAAAATTATTGGCATCTGCGATGCTGACAATAGTGTAGTTCCCATACAAAGTGATTCCGCCAACAGAAGTAGCCACAAGGATTGGGAAAGTTTCACCCGCAATATATCCATGATTGTTGAGGGTAACATTTACTTGAGGAAGCCCAGCAGCAGTTGTAAACAACGAGACAGAACCGCCATTAGCGACAGTCGAGGTTGCGTTGCTAGGAGAGCCGCTAGCATCCGTAGCGTAAATGTTATATTGGTTTGCCGTTAGCCCCGGATTGTAGATTTGATATTGCCCAAAGAGGATAAGACCGCCAACGCTGATCTGGGTTTTTATGTCAACAACCCAGTAATCGGTTGTATTGCGGCCAGTGTCAAAAACGGTCACCACATCGCTACCTGATGTGGTGCTGAAGTTTACAGTTGTGTTGACTGTAAGTTTCTCAGGCGTGATGTCCTGACTGCCGCCGCTGATAATGACTTCCAACGATCCGCCGCCGCCAGTTATCAGCCCCCCGGATACATACGGAGTCGTAGTGGCGCTTGCGTAAGACACGCTAGTAGAAGTGGTTGCAGTGATCGTATAGGTCCCATTATACCCACTAGGATTTACACCGCTGACTGTTATCAAATGCCCAACGACAAAAGAGAATGGGCCAGTGAACGTCAACGTAGCCGTAGTTCCTGTGCCACTTGCGCCTGTGACAGCAATCGGAGATGCGCCCTCCGCGCCAACGGCCAAATAGGAATTTGAGTTGGTATCTTCCCATCCCCATAAACAGCGGACCGTAGAGCCGATCCTGCTGGCATAAAACTTTGTCCAGCCACCAAGCTTCTGTACCAAACCGCCAAGAGTCCGATCCGGGATGAACCGGATAAGCTGGCTTTCCGAGATTGCTGCTTCGTTGAGCGCAGGCGTCTTGTTTTGATCGACGCCGGGCATGAGCTTTAAGGAGCTGTGGGGCATGTGTTAGCCCCTTGTTGGTGTGGCAAAAGTAGATGGAGACTGCGAAGACCACCCCGCAGCCTCGAACTTCTTGCGAGCCTCCTCCACAGCAGCACCTTTAAGAAGTGCCTGATACTGGCTCTCATAACTGATTGCCATTTGGGGGTCATCGTTCATGCGGCCAAAATTGCGCTGATATGCGCTAATATAAACCATGCTCGCCATGATCATAATGTCTGGCAAGTTCAAGCTAATAAAGGTTGTGGTATTGGTGGCAGACAGACTGGCGGGGCGATAAGTGCCAACAAGCTCTACCGTGTAGCTTTGATCTGGGTATGGCCCTACGAGGAAAGTATAATCATCAAAAGGAACCCAGTACTGAGGGACGCCACGATTAGCAACCGCGCCAGAACCGTACACAGCATCTAGGAACTCCTTCGTGGTCGGAAGAAGCGGAACACGATTTGCAAGATCAGGATTCGTGGAGCCAACAAGGACGTTAATCTGCTCAGGGACGACAAGTGTTCCAAGCGGAAATGTGTCAGCAGGCACGTTTAAAGTCCTGCTTCCAGCGGTCAAGCTATAGGCTGTGCTAACCCCAGAAGTGAACAGAAAGTCCAAATCGCGGTACATCCGCAATTCGGCATAGACAATCATCTGAGGAAGAATTGTTACGAAAGCGGGGTCAGTTTCTGCCACAACAGCCATCGTCGCCATTTGGGTGACGTAGCTGGTTGTCCCAGATACACTGCCGTCATAGGACATAGGGGTCGTCATAGAGGAAGCTCCGCTTTCCCAGCACTATAGCATCGCTAGGCACTTTACGCCATGCTTGATGCCTTGTCCTTTACCTCGGCAACCCGACGACTCCAACCTTTGCCAAAGGTCTCAAACGTAGGCAGACGCTTTAAGAAGTCGAGGCGCATGTCGCAGAGGGCATCTACCATCTGATCCGGGTTGCATGCCTTGATTGCCTCAAGGGATTTTGGCCCGATGACTCCGTCTGCCGTTACCCCGGCAATCTGCTGGAGGTACTTTGCCGCCCGCCCAACACCAGAATTTACGGCTAAGTCATAGGCTGCGTAATCCACGCCAGCGGGTAGCTCATCGCCCTTGATCTTGTCCCAGTACATGGCCCTGTAGAATGGCTTGACGATATTGGGGGTCAACTTCCGCATCTCTTCCTCTGAGGAACTGCGATTCCAATAGGATTCCCAAGCCCGTTGAGTGACGCCTAAATTTGTGCGTCCACCCGGGTCTCGGGGGTCATTAACGTAGCCGCCCTCGTGCGCCAAAACCATTTCAAAACACGTATCCCAGTTCTCGCGCATGTTACTTGTCCTTTGCCGCAAGCATGTCGTTCTTGGCCTTTGAACCAGCCGATGACCCATAATAGAACTGCACAACGCCGGTCCATGATGTGCTGAGTGAGCCAAGCATCATCAGGAGGACTTCGGTCCCCGTCTGCGGGATTCCAAACACCATGATCCAGATCAGCGCACCGAAGAACCCGAACGTGATGAAGAAGGCCAGAGCCTTCGGGGTCCAATCCTTCGTCTCGCGCTGCATCTGCCGGGCGCTGTCGCGATCACCGGCTGCGATGCGCTCAAGGTCAATGTCCAGACTCTTCATCTGCACCTTGAAGTCGGCGTCGATCTTCTTGATGGCGGCAAGCTGGTCAGGCGTGGCGGACGCCATGGCCTCTGAGATCTGCTCCTCAGTGCCGTCTTCATGCCCAAAGAGGGCGCTGGACAAGGTCTTGACGGCAACGCCAGCCAGCGGGCCACCCAGCGCCGTGGCGATGGACGGGGCCAGTTGACCAAGTAGGGGGCCAAATTTAGCAAGAAGGTCCATTTATTTGCCCTTTTCAAGCAGAGTGATGCGCTTGTCGAGCGCGGCGATTAGTTGTGCCATGTCAAAGCGGATGGCGGCGCGGGCCTGCGCGGCGTCAGCCACCATGTCCATACGGCTCTTTTCAATGGCGGCCATTGAGCGTTCACGGTCCAAAGTCATTGCGGCGCGGGCCAAGGCGCTTTCTCGGTCAACCTTGGAGATCTGGTCGCTCAAATGCTCGCGGATCTGCGCCATGTCGATGGTGGTGCCCTGCGGGGGAATGGCCTTGTTGTCGGCGTTGACGACAACCGCCACCTTGGACTTTAGTTGAATGATCTCGTTGTTGGCGGCGGAAAGCGCGCTCATGAGGTAGACAACGCAAGAGAACAGGATCGGGATGCCCGCGAAGGTGATCTTCTCGACCAGCGCGCCCTTGCTGGCGCTCGCCGCCATCTCGATGGCGAACTTTTCCTGTTTCTCTTCCGTCGTAGACATTGATGTTACCCCGCACGTTTAGCAGCCAAGAGTGAACCCAACGGATCGTTAGGGAACATATTCTGGTACATCATTCCCTGCCTACCGGGCGTTTGATTTTGCTGGGCAGGGGGCAACCCTCTAATGTCCAAGGGCCTTGGCTGCGGCGGCGTAGTCTGTGTAGGCACGGGAGCGCTCACTGGAGCTGGTGCCGGGTTAACCGGGGCAGGGGCAACAGTAGGCACTTGGATAGGCGCTTGAGGTCGTACGGGTGCAACGGGTTGAGCCACAGGAGGAGGCATAGTTTTGCCAGAGAAAAATTCTTCTCTAGTGTCTGGGCGAACAAAAGCTTTCTGTTCTGGATCCCAGTTATAATCAACAGAAGGAGTTCTTTCCTCGGTCATTGGGATCATAGAACGCATCATGTAGCCGCGAAGTTTACGCTCCGCTTCTAATGGGACAGATCCATCTTGGCGCAAGGGGGTAGAAAGAACGTCTACGAAATCTTTATCCGTCATTGCTCTACGGATTAGATTATCAAATGCTTCTTGATTCCTAGCTGCCAAAATTTTCCTGCCCAAGAATACCGCTATAAAATCTGGGCCAACTTTTCCGCCAATATAGGCTTGTCTAGCCATAGCGAAAGCCGTTTCCACCTTTGTTCCAAGGGCCTTAGATATTTTTTCAGTGAAATCAAGAGGGACACCCGTTTGTTCGTGAAGACCTGCCGTTGCGTAGTTAATACGAAACAGAGCGTCGTTGACGAGCATGTATTTTTTAAATTCTTCAGGAGTCATGATCTTCTGAAGGATAGCCTTGTTGTCTTCGATAGCTTTTTTGAAAGCTTCTGGGCCAGCGCCCTGCGAGTTGTTTTCAAGAGTCGTCGTATTGGCGTACTTCTTGAAAATTTTATCTAAAACGCTGGCTTTGAAAGACTCTAGAAGACCTTCATCAACCTTACCGTCTGGACCTGGAGTTTTCAGTTTTGCCCAAAATTCTCCCAACCTAGCAGGACTACTGGTAAAGTAATCCACAGTCTCTTCTGCAGACATCCCCTGCTTATTGACTGCTTCCAAGATCTTTACGAGCTGGTCTCTTTTGATAACTTTTTCTCTCGCATCCAGCCCCGCCAACC